GCATGGTCAGATAATCCATCTGACTAATATCACCATAGACAGGTTGTTTTGCGGGGGTAACGGGCATGATTCCTTTCTTGAGATTGGCGACGATATTATTGACGTCTACCGATTCCTTGAATTGTTGCTGAGTGAGGGAGGGCTTTTCTGAGACGGGCTGGTATACGCGCTCACGCTTGCTCATGTTTTTTCTCCTCGGAAGCGAGAGTATACACCTCGAAAAGGATTTCAGGAGTGGCAGGAATATGAATGCGGCCGGTGGCCTCATCGAATTCGCCGAGCCGAACGACCTGATAATCATCGGGAAATTCGGCGAGAAGATTGGCTTGTTGGCCGGGCTGTTTTTGCCGAAGGCTAAGCGAGAGGGTACGGACAGCCTCAGGAATTGAACCTACGGGCCAGGGATTTTTATAGATGCGGGCTTTTTTGTCATAGATAGCAAGCAACTGAATCAAAGGGACCTCCGGACCTTACGGTGTTGCAGTTCATTATCCCCGCCATAATAGGCGAACACAGAATAATACTCGGCTGTACTAATAGTATGAGTACCGATGAAAAGCACAGTGGTACCACGCCTCAGATAGTCGATATATGACTGTGGAACCTCTTGTACGCGGTCAATGAAATGTTGCGTGAACATAAGGCCTCGTTTTTACCACCGGAATTGGTGGCTTAAATAATATAGGATAAATAGCATGTAAATGCAAGAGTTTTTTGCACGCTGCAAATAACGGTGCGTCTACGACGCGGAATAAATAAGGTTGTTTTTTGAGTATAGAGAAATAGTATAGGAGGCTTACGCCAAGACGGGGGACCGCTGCGCGTCCCCCGGACCCCCATTGCTAACCCGGGGCGCTACGCCCCCGGACCCCGTTAACCGTCTCCGACGGATGAGCCGCCTATCGGCGGCCCGTGCGCGACGCGGCACGGAGTGGGCGGCAGTCACACTGAGTGTGCCTATGCCGCAGAACCGAGCTTAGGCTTCGCCTAAGGCTCGGTTCGAGAGTACGGCTATTCCAGAGGTCGCGCTAATAACTTCGTTTTGGCTCGCTGTACAAGCTCCTTTGCGCTCCTTCGCGCGCGTGTGTTATCACACGCACGTAGTCGCTGTTGGAGCTTTCGCTCGCACATTACGCGCTCATACTCCTCTGGATTTGTACGCCGTAACAGTTTGAGATAATAACGTGGAGGTTTAGTGATAGAACCATTTGAAAGTACCATAATATCAATAGGTAACATATCGGAATGAAATTCATGATAAAATTGAGCACCAATTCCAGGTTTTAGAGACATGCAAATAAATTCTGGTTCGATGAGATGTTCGGTACGCCATTTTTTAGCATCACCACCATAAGCTTTTTTCAGGGTGTATCGTGCAACATAAGCAGCAGACTCCGGAGTAACATCGCCAATAATGCAATGCCCATGAGTCCATACGCCATCAAGCAAATCACTACCGTAATAGTTATGGCCCATTTTGGTAACAGACTCGACTTTTTTGTCTGAGAAATCAAGGCCAAAAATAATGGCGTGATAATGAGGCCTATGACGGAGGCTACCGTATTCGCCGCAGGCAAAATATCTGAATTTGACATTTGTCACCTTTCTAAGTCGTTTCCAGAAGTTTTGTAGATGGGATTTGACAAGAGTAGCACGAAAGTTACCCCCATAGACAAGGGCATCATCGCGATAAGTGAGAGTAACAAAAATGGATGCATGGTGATACCTAGCCTCATGTATACAGCGGAGTGACCAATCACGAGAACGTTTAAGAAGGCAGGCGTCACACCTGCCACAAGGAACAAGCTGAGCATCGGGTTTATCTCGATGCAAGAGGATGGGATGGAAGCAACCCACGTGTTACCGTAACAGCTAAGTGACGTAACAAGGGAGAGACGTAACAGTAATGTTACCCGTAACACGTGTGTTACGGGTAACGTGAATGTAACCGTAACCGGCTAAATACGGTAACCGTCGCGTGTCGAGGACACGACGTAGTTGCGGGGATGGTGTCCCTGACCGGACCGCCAGTTGCGACGATTTCCGCCGTGAGACATCCGTTGACGTTGACGCATGATAATCACCTCCTCTCGTACGTGACATATAAATTACCTCCCTTGTGGGACGTTGAGCCGTAGGTGCTCGTAGGCACCATGTGCGGTGTTGATAAGGTCGCGGAGTGGACCGGAAGCAGTAGGGAAATTACCACCGATACCACGATAATAATTGGCCTTGGCGGAGGCTTCCGGACGCGATTGTTGGAGGAGGAAAATTTCCTGGTCGAGCTTTTCGATTTGTTGCTTGGCTAGGATTTTTTGCTCGCTAGTGAGGTCGCCAGACTTGACGAGATTGACGTACTCTGCACGACGCCTCAGCATCTCGGTATCCCGATTCTCCTCATTCATCCCGTTGAGTAAGGCCTTGCCGCGGGCATCCTCTAGGGTGGACTGAGTAGTAGCCTCCATGTTACGCATTTGAGCAGCCATGAAAGCAGTACCAGCGGCGTTACCCGCTGGATTTTCGGGAGGCGTGAAAGACGGGGCTGTGGTCTGAGTGCCGTTTCCACCGGCAGACAGGATAGGATTGAGGCCAGCCAACTTGAGGTCGGCAACCTCTTGTTGATGGGCGTGTGTCGCTTGATACAGATTGAAACGACGATTTTGACGCTGTTCGTGGACGCCGAAAGCGGAGGATACTCCGGAGCCGATACCGGAGGCGAGAGCTGCACCACCGGCTACTAGCCAGGGTACAGCAGCAGCAGCAGGAGCAGCCATTAGAGCCTCCGTAATCCAGGGATGCCGTAGATGGGCATGGGACGGACAGCGGAGCACCGGAAATACATATCCACGAGGAAATGAGGCTCGGTAGGCACGGCTACGACTCTTTCGATGGGGGGGAAGTCGCGAATGTAATCGGCGTTGAGCACAGGAGTAGCCGAGAAATCGAGGGCAAGATGCCAGCTGTCGAGAGAGCCACCGGGATAATTACTTCGCATAGCACCTACGACGGTGGACGGAATATAGCGCATCTCATCCCAGCGGGGAGCATAACCGAGAACGTTATTCGCGAAAGTGCCGTCGAAATCGTAATAGATTTCCTTGTTCAAAACGGCTTGCTCGCCGAGATTGGCCAAATAGGGGTCGTAGAAATCATACCTGGTCTTACGCGACCACATGCGCCGCATACCCTGTTGGTACGTGATATCCGTACGAATGTTGGCGATACCGAGGATGTAGCCGTGCTCCTCGAAAGAGCGGTGAAAGCCGGTAAAAGATACCACCTGACCATAGGCAGCAAGATTGCCTTGAGCGTCGTCAGGAGTAGGAGTGTCGGGCGAAGGGGCGGTTTGGGCGATGGCCTGGGTGGACATGGGGACAGTACCGCCGCCGAGGAATTCAGGACGTTGGAGGCGGGCATCCATGGGCGAGACGCCATAACGGCCGAAAATAATCTCAGTATACCGAGTACCGCCACGGCCATCGGCTTCGAGGAGTTGTTGATAAGCAAAAGCGGTACGCAAATCCTGGATAGTGATGGACTGTGCGGTGAGTTGAGAGGTGAGGGCGGAAAGACCAGAGGTAGCTGGATTGGTGGTAACGCCCACGGTACGGGAGGCAGCGGGGAACGTCGTTCCTACGGCGACTCCCACAGCGGTATTGTAGGCCTCCTGGGACATGGACATCACACCCGTACTGACGGACGACTGCAAACCGAAGAGAGAGGTACCGTTATCCAGACCGAGAGTACCATCGCCGATAACGGGCACATCCCCGAATGTGGCAAGAGAGAGTGTGACGGCATCGCCTTTCTGCGGCCAGGGAAGCAGGGAGGTGAAATAATCGTGACGTTTTCCGCGACGTTGGATGGTGTAGTAGGAAATAGGGTCTGGGCCGTCTCCGAGAGGGACTTGAAGCTTGTCTTGAAGCGACTCGGACCTGTACCACTCGTTGTAGATGAGGTTGTAGGCGCGGAAAGGGAGTGCGCTGGGAAGGTCGTCCGCTTGGATTGTGACAACGGTAGGCAGACCGAAATAATCGCCGAGAGAGAGGGGGGTAACGGTGAGAGTATCCGACTCCTCGTCGGCATCCTTGACGGAGGGGATGATGTAATCGATGGACGCATCGGGAGTGTCGCGGGCACCATTGAATCGTTCCCAGTTGCTCCAAAGCAAACGCTTGGGCACAAAGAAATAATGGACGTCGAAATGAACATTGTCCATGATGGGGCGGAGGAGGGTCATGAGGCGAGCAAAAGCGGTCATCTGTAGTGACCACGTATCGCCTGGAAGGACCTCTTCGCACATGATAGGGTAGAGAAATCCGGCATTGGCTGTCATCTTACGGCCGTTACTCATATCGAATTTGGAGCGCTGGACGGATGGCATAGGGGACCGGGCAAACCGGCCCTGCATGACGGACGGCAATGAATTACGCATAGCGTTTCCTTTTGTTGGGAGAATTCCCGAAAAGGAAAATAAAAAGACCTCCGGGAATTACC